TCAGCCAAAAAAGAAGGGTCCTACACCGAAACAAAAGGGCCATCCGGTGGACGTTTGTGGACTAAGTGGACGTGGTGGACGGAGGGCTAGGCCACAGCCCACAGCCCACAGCAAAGGCAGCAACCGTTAGCAATTAGTAGTTAGCAAAATCAAAAACGGGCCGCGAAAGCGGCCCGCTTTAGTGACGCGGCAAGTGTTTCAATGCAGTGTGAAGCCTCAGCTAATGGATCACATCTTTGACATTGGAAACCTCCGATGGGCCTGTGGTGTTTAGGTGGGGAGCGCCATTGACTTGGCTAGTGGTTGACGCCGTCTGGTTATGGCCATCCTTGGCCTCTTCCCATCTTCGGAGGAAGATGTCAGTAAACTGGCGAATCAGATGTCCGTCCTTGGTCCGGAACGACAGTCCAGCGTCTTTACGTATGAGATTCTTAAAGGTGAAGACAGCTTCGGCATCGTCAGCAAGCCAGAGGAAAAAGGGGGCAGTTTCGTGTTGAAATTTCAATGAAACTCCGAGATCTCTTAATCGTCCAATGGTTTTCTCGTCATGATCGATGAGAATTCGGCATAATCCAGCAAAATCGGTCGCCGGTTGGAGATTTTTGAGATGAAAGAAGTTATTGAATCGGTTGATGTCTCGTTGTTTGAAACGTTCCGGGTCGTTGGGAAATTGTTTCAGACGTTCGTGGTTGGCGAGATCGTCTGTATAGCAGATCAACTGAATTTCAACGTCTCGCTGACGGGCTTGCTCCAATGCATGAATATATTTCAGGTGCAGTGCCGGCGCTGAATACTGGGCATATCCCGGAAAATCAACGACGATTTTAATGGTGCGTTTAGAGTGGGCAATTACCGAAACTATCTCAGGGAGATTGTCAGGGAAGGGACCGACATAGTGCGTGGACATTGATTGGGCAATGGATTTCATTTCCTCGGCTTGAATGGCCATCTTATCGGTAATTTTTTTCAGGCGCGTTTCCTGCTCTTCCAAGGAATGTTCTTCTCGACGAGCGTCCAGGAATTGGACTATAGCAAAGGCGATTGCAATGACGGCAAGAACTTCCCCTGCGTCCCAATGGTGTGGCCACCACGACAGTTTGCGCTGGAGGTATTCCCAGAATAGTTTTAGGACGATTGCGGATAGCGAAGCCGCAAAGAGATAGACAGCGACTTTCTTCCTTTCTGAAAGGTTTGCCGGTAGGGGCATGGAGTCCTCCGTGGAGGTGTTGAATTGAGCTTTCTATTAATTTAGTGCAAAAAGTGGAGGAATCGTTACAAAAGAAATCGCCTTAATCATATCGGGAGTGGGAGTTTCGTGCGCAAAGCGCAGTCCAGCCTAAAGGCCGAACCTACACCTCCCTCCGGGATTTGACTAACGGCAGCAGTTAGCACACAGCAATTAGCAGTCAGCCAAAAAGGAGGGTCCTACAGCGAAAGAAAAGGGGCCATCCGGCGGCCTATTGTGGACCCGGTGGACGGAGTGGGCGAAGTGGACGAACTGGACAGCATGGACAAGGTGGGGCAGTGGACCGGGAACAAAACAGCGGCTAGCAATTAGCCGTTAGCAAACTGAATTCAGATAAAGCAGCGGGCCGCGAGAGCGGCCCGATTTTATGGGCTATTTTCGGGAAAAGAATGGCAAATTATAGCGAAGCAGTCAAAAACAAAGTTTTCGAGGAATTGCGGGGAGGACGGAGCACAGGCGCAGTTTGCAAAGCGTTTCACCTCACTCCGTCCACTGTTCGACGCTGGATTCATGAGTCGGAAGAGAGCGGGAACCCAGTTGTCAGGTTCGATGGCAAATCAGTTCTTGAGCCGCATGGGACCTACGATGACGAACTAAGAACTCGGGCCGTGGAAATGGCCTTGAGTGGAAAGACTTGCAGACAAATATTTGAGGAATTAGGTGTACCGATTTCAACCGCGGGAACGTGGGTGAGAATTGCACGAAAAGCACGTGGGCTGACACAGGAGATCGGTGTCGAGTGCGTCAAACGTGGCATTGAGAATCTTCGAATCCAGGACAAAGATGTGCAACGCGCCAAGAAGAAGCATATTGAAGCTGAACGTGACAAAGTCGACCGAGTGCAGGAGATGATTGCCGATCCCCTTATTTGGATGCAGAAACACACGGAAACCAAAGATAGTCACTGGCGTGAGCGCGGCGCCAGGACGCCGTATCGTCCATTTCCTGATAAACCGTATTTCCGTCCCGCCATCGAAGACTGGCAGCGCGAGTCGGTCGTATTCATCGAGAAATCGCGCAACCTGATGCTCTCCTGGCTGGCCGTGGGGTTCTTTACTCATGCAGCCATGACCACCCCGGGAATCGAGGTCCTCTTTCAATCACAGAAAGAAGACAAAGCCTTCGAATTGGTGGACTACGCGAAAGTCCTTTATGACCGCCAGAGCGACGAACTCAAAGAGGCATTCCCACTCGTAAAAAAGTTAAAAGACATGGCCGATGGCGAACTCGTACTTGCCAATGGAAGCAGAATCATTGGCATTCCCGGCGGCGCGGACCAGATCAGGTCGTATCATCCCTGGGGCCTGCTCATGGACGAAGCCGCTTTCATGCCCGAAGCTGGCGACTCGTACAACAATGCAGTTCCTGTCTGCCAGAAAATCCTCATGGTAAGCTCTGCCGCCCCCGGCTGGTTCGCCGATGTCTGCAATTCCGGCACGCCTGTTTAAAACTTACCGCTGATCACACAGATTGACCTGATTACCACAGATATGGGTTTCCTTTGTGTTCCTTCGTGACCTCTGTGGTTAAAAGGATTCTGATTTTGCTTGAGCTAACTGCCAACTGCTAATTGCCAGGTGCTTCTTAATTATGACTGCCGTCAAGGGCTTCTCTCGCAAACGCGCATCGCAAGGATTGATTCAGCGCATCCACTATTCTGCTGATCCCGAGCGTGGACCAGATTGGGTCAAAGAGGAACGTAAGAAATACAGCTCGCAGAGCGCGTGGGACCGTGAGCAGGAGATCGTCCACGAGGCTGGAGGCGGCGAACGCATTTTCGCGGAAGTACTGAGCCGATGGGAAGACAAGATCTTGATTGATCCACGCGAGTCGGGATTCCAGGTCTCGCCCTATTGGAGGCGAATCTCAGGTTTCGATCATGGCAAGGCCAATCCGACAGCGGCACTGGTTGGGGCGGTGGATTATGATGGCGTCCTTTATATACTAGCGGAATATTACCAGCCGGGATTGAGTCCGAGGCAGCATCGTCCGAACCTGGAGATGCTGGAAGGCTTTCTTGCTTCTGACGCCCTCGCCGATCCCTCCATCTTCTATAAGAGCCAGGCGCAGAGCGATGGCTCATACAAGGCCATTGCTGACCTCTATATAGAAGAGGGGATCAGAAACCTGATTCCTGCTCCCAGCAACAACGAACTGACGGGGATGGAGCGCATCCTGAATCACTGGCTCGACTTGGAGAATCGCGAGCCCACCTTGAAGATTATCTGTCCGCGGGAGCTGCGTGATATCGGCAAGCCGATTTATGGAGTACACAATGAAGGCTGCCCGAATCTGCTTTGGGAGTTGCGGCGGGCGCGCAGGGAAGAGCTTTCGGCAGGCCAGTTGGTCAACCGCAATCCAACCGAAAGGATTGTTGACCGCGATAACCATCTGCGGGACTGCCTGAAGTATCTTTGTTCGTCATTTCAGGAACCGACCCGCAAGACAGCAGAGATGCGGGCCAATGACGCGATTCGCGATATTCCCAAAGAGGATGTCACCTCAAGGATGATTCGCTGGCAAGATGCTTTTCTCAAGAGCAAAGAGGCCGAGCAAGCGCCGATGGTGCCGATTGGGAGACGAGGGAGATTGCACCTGGCGAGATATCAGGCGGCCCAGAGGCGGAGGAGCGGGATGGGAATGAGAAATTTGTTTCGCGATCCGGGGGAAACAGGGCACAGGTGACAGGTTACGGGGGACAGCAGAATCGGGTGATCGCCGAGATCGCACGTGATCGCCGTCATCGGAGCTTCAGCAGCAAAAATCTACCACGGAGACGCGGAGACACGGAGGAAAGCAAGTCTCGCCGCAGATCACACGGATTGAACGGATCAACACTGATAAATCAATCCAGCCGCGAATCGGCGCGAAAAACGCGAATCGGATCTCTTAACCGCAGAGGACGCAGAGAACGCAAAGGCGAGTAAAATCTGGACGTGAATCTTGCAGACGTGCTTAGCGATCCGAAACTTACGCAGGAAAAGCTCTTCTCGTTCTATGAAGCAGCTCTCAAAGAATCCTTTCCCATGGCCACAATCAATTCTTATCCTCCGGAAAAGTTTGAGGTCAGCGTACCCAATAGAGAGACCTTCACTATCTACATGGCCAATCTCTGGGTGAGAATCAAGGATGCACCAACAGAAGATCGGGTCGAGATTTTTGAGTATCACCTTCGCGCCATGACTGGAGTGTTGGCGACCAAACAGCCAGAGCCGAGAAAAGAAGATATCGTTCCGATGATCAAAGATGACCGGTACCTGGAGTTCCCGGGTAAAAAAACCTCGATAGTACACGAACATCTGGCGGGAGATATCTGGATCGTCTATGGACTCGATTCGCCTGACTCGATCAAAAGCTTAATGCAGGAATCGGTGGAGCAACTCGGGCTGAATCCCTCTGATCTTCGTCCGCTGGCATGCGACAATCTGCGCCGAATCCTGCCGGAAATCAAACTGCATGGATCGGGACCGTCGTACCTGCTTACGGCGGGCGGAGATTATGTGGCCAGCATCCT